CTCCACCCGTCCTGGGCTGGGTTTCTCATCCCCAATCCAGTTGGAATATAATCCCAATTAGGACTAATTCCCGTTCGTCTTAGATAACGAACCCGATCAAGCCTGATCGGAATACGTCCTCCAAATCTGCGTTCTCCACGCAGACCGCCTTGGAGAAAAGTAAGAAACAAACCTTCAGGATTGAAGATTCGCTTCTTTTCTCCCCTCGGGTTAAAGATCCTGTGATAGTCAGAGTCCACAGTTAAATGTGAACCCAAGGCTATCCACTTTCGGTATTTAACCGACTGTGTACGGTGATCGAGCTTACGCTTTTTCACCATAACGTACGGAACCTTTATCCCACTATCGTCATTCTCACAAAGAGGAACAGGTTGAAACCTGCAAAACTTCATAAGATGATTAACAGTCCTTACCAGAGTTATTCCGGTTCGGAAAGTAAAATCATTAAGACGATTGACAAGGACCGCGATGTTTTGCTCAGAGAGTAACGTTTTCACGTATACTCCCCGGACATTGACTCCATGAAAGTAGTCATGTCCACACGACTCGCGGAAAGGGCCTTCTGAGAAGGATTTGTCGCCATTGACAATAAAACCTAGCATCTCCAGAAGACGACACAGAGGTCGAAACATTGCTGTTTCAACAATAATATCGTCACCGAAGACGCCATAATTGCCAAGATGGTCACCAAAAGGGTGATCGATCGGAATATCAAAATTCCGATAGACGGCAAGTACAGCACACGTAAATAAAATAGTCTGAATAGGAAATGTAAAACCATTTCCCATCGTCGACACCATATGTAAGTCCAGCTTCTTTCCATTATAGAAAGTAGCTTTACATCTCAACTTCATGAGTATCTTAAAGAGATCATCAGGAAGGACCTCCCTTAATAGAGAGACCGAGATGGTATCGCTAGCTGAGGAGAGATCGATCGTTGCGAAACGACCGTTCTCCGACCCCAGTTTAGCAAGAGATCGATTTTTATCTGGCTGAGTAGCCAGATCGATCCCAGAGAAGAGTTTTAATCTCTTCTCCAGCAGCGAGCCTAACCCAAGCTGATAATACATATTCAGCGAGGGTTCGGTACATATGGAACGCATGATGTCCCTATTCTTGGGAACGAACGATAACTTGCTACCTTCAACCAAATCAGGACACCCGTACTGTTCTAACCGCAAATTAAGCGCGGCAGTCCAACGGGCATCATGCTGATGGAAGTACTGGAAGTACTTGGGTAGAAAATCATTTGTAGTTGACCCGCGCGACGAGAACAGCTTGCTATAGCTGTCAACGCCGGTGGTACAGAGAGAAGACCCTGGACCGTTTCGAGCTTCTGAAAGAATTTCATAATACTCGAAACTGCTGGTAGTCTTAGGATACAGCAAACGACGGAGAACAGTTTTAAATTCTCCAAGTAGCTGATCATCCCATGACGTTTTGAAATGATCTTCCAACCTATACCGTTCACAGCGATTATTCATTTCTGTGAACTTTCTGAAGGCAGCTGCTTCACCAGAAGTTGACGCATTATCTACAAATTTCTTGTAGAATGCAGACGCTAATGATTTCGCAGCCACACTATCAGTGCTATCCCATGGGTCTACAGTGACCTTCTCTTTGCGGAGAAAGTCACAAATTTCAGACTTCGTGAGGTAGGGCGATAGGTCTTCGAGAAGGTGGGAGTAAAGAGCGTCAGACGAAACTGCCATGATGCTATCTCCAAAAATAGTGTCACATGAACGTGAGGCAGAAACATAGTACCTCCCGTCACGCTATCAGCAAAACTGATAGCAACTCAACTACAGGATACCGGTGACAACAGTGTCTCCAATACCCGAAGAAGTCGAGCTTGCGACGCCAAATAGCAGCGAGAGAGCTGCTCTGATGTTTACTGAATCGGCAGAATCCGACCCAGCAGGGATATTCATAACTAGCTCCAAAAGAGCCGGTTGTGCACCCTGGCCCACAACGGGAATCACGCCCTTTCGGACGCGAAGCACGTATTTGTTTCGTGGAACAGCAGAGAGAGTTGCACCGCTAGCGACGATTGGCGCACTCTTGAATTGAGCAGGCCTTTCCATCGTAACAGTAAACGGATCAGACGCGGAATGCGTCCGAACGTTCGTCTGTGTCCCCCCAAGAGCTGTGACGGCGTATTGCCGACCAAGAGCACTTGGAGCGACGTCAGCGGACAGTGTGTAGGTCGGGCTTGTCAAACCCGTTTGCGCACCGCCGGTGACAGGGGATGAGGGAGAGAAACTCATGATGAACTCCTAAATCAAGGAAGATGGTTGAAAAGGTTACCAGACTAAAGCACACGCAATGTTGCAAGTGCTCCAATGTTCAAAAACTTCGACCAATTACCCGGAATCTTAAATGCCAGACTAGGCAATCCAAGAACCGGGACAGATCTGGAGAAGCTCTTGCTTTGTCTGATGTACGTGCTCGGGGCCACATTATAACTAACCACAGGATTGCCAAAGGCAGTGCCTGGAGCTCTCGGCTGAATACTATAGGTCTCTACATCTTCAGAGAAGGTAGTAGAAGAATACCATAATAAATCAGCTTGGTTAAAAGAGGCGGCCTCTAGAATTCCACCAATATTGGTGAAATAGTCGACCAAGAAACTGTAAGGAATTAACTCATAAACAGTCGGGACAAAGTCCCTCATGGTGAGACCAGCGGATTCAGATAACTGACCGCCGCTCCTTTGCTGCCTCAGAGATACCATGCCAACAATTTTACGACCTCCAATCCGTTTCGCACTGCGCAAAAGAAGCGCAGGGACGTACTGAGAATAAAGGTCGATATTAAGTTGATCACGGAATCCCCAATACTCGCGTTCAACGACAGCAGAAACATACTTAGACGGAAAGTCTTCGTTAATTCTGCGAAGGACGTTGGTAGCGTTACCAATATCAGAAATGAGAGGTAACATTCCAAAGGAATATTCAAGCCACTGATTTGCAACTAGCTTAGCTTTCTCACGAGGCGATAAACGCCTCGCGTTACGACGACAGCTAGATACATAATCGGCAAGAAGCTTCCTCAAAGCGGCCGCGGGGTTCTTGATCAAATGGAGAGTCTCTCGAAGCTCACCAGCAAAGACACCAGTAGAAAACTGGCGTTGAGTTGCTTTACACTTCTTAAGAAATTCCAACAAAGCACTGTTCTGTATTTCGTCAAAGGGCAAGGTGCCGGAAAGAGCAACAACATTGCTAAAATAAATAGCTTCAGCTATTGACCCTTGAACCAGGCGACGAACGAGCTGTCCAGGTGCTTGATAGGAGTATTCTCCTGTCGAATATTCGGACTTTACGTTCACCTTGGTACCACTTGCAGCAGTAGTAGCATTGCCTCTAGCCGCAATCACGCTCCTATAACCGGGTTGTTTAAACCCGCTGAATTGATTAGTTACGGTATCTGAATAGTTTGTTCGACTAGTCAGGCCGAGACTTCCGCTATTTACAGAGGTATAAAGTGCCTTGTAAAAAGTTCTCTTCAGAGGATAGGATTGTGAATACGGAATAAGCATAAATACTACTCCAATGACAGGCCAAACAACGCCTGCAATAAGTTAGCGCCAATTGACAAGATCGTATTTGCTCATCAGAGCTAGTGCGATCTTGATATGCTCGGCACGTCTCGGTGTAGAAGAACGGAGCCAAGAAAAGGTGAAATGTTTCCACCCAATCTCAGACGTCCAAATAACATCGA